TTACTTGGCGATGCGCTTGTACTTGGCGCGGCGCGGCTGGATAGCCTCGGCACCGTAGGTCTTCTTCTTCCACTCTTCGTATTCGGTGAAGTTGCCTTCAAAGAATTCGATCTTGCCCTCGTCCTGGTAGTCGAGGATGTGGGTGGCGATGCGGTCGAGGAACCAGCGGTCGTGGGAGATGACCATGGCACAGCCGGGGAACTCCAGCAGAGCGTTCTCCAGGGCGCGCAGGGTTTCGATGTCCAGATCGTTGGTCGGTTCATCCAGTAGCAGCACGTTGCCGCCGGTCTGCAGCAGCTTGGCCAGGTGCAGACGACCGCGCTCGCCACCGGAGAGCTCGCCAACCCGCTTCTGCTGGTCGGAACCCTTGAAGTTGAAGCGGCCGATATAGGCACGGCTCGGGAACTCGTAGTTGCCGATGCGCAGGATATCCTGGCCGTCGGCGACTTCCTCGAACACCGTCTTCTTGTCGTTCATCTGGTCGCGGAACTGATCCACCGAGGCCAGCACCACGGTGTCACCCAGGGTGATGGAACCGGAGTCCGGCTGCTCCTGACCCGACATCATGCGGAACAGGGTCGATTTACCGGCACCGTTCGGGCCAATGATGCCGACGATGGCGCCCTTCGGAATGGAGAAGGAGAGATCGTCGATCAGCTGGCGGTCGCCATAGGACTTGCAGAGGTTGGCCACCTCGACCACCTTGTCGCCGAGGCGGGGTCCGGGCGGAATGAACAGCTCGTTGGTCTCGTTGCGCTTCTGGTAGTCGTTGGTGTTGAGCTCCTCGAAGCGAGCCATACGGGCCTTGGACTTGGCCTGACGGCCCTTGGGGTTCTGGCGAACCCACTCCAGCTCCTTCTCGATGGACTTGCGACGGGCCGCTTCGGAACTCGCTTCCTGGGCCAGACGGGCGTCTTTCTGCTCCAGCCAGGAGGAGTAGTTGCCTTCCCAGGGGATGCCCTCGCCACGGTCCAGCTCCAGGATCCAGCCCGCCACGTTGTCGAGGAAGTAGCGGTCGTGGGTGATGGCCACGACAGTGCCCTCGTAGTCGTGCAGGAAGCGCTCCAGCCAGGCCACGGATTCCGCATCCAGGTGGTTGGTCGGTTCGTCCAGCAGCAGCATGTCCGGCTTTTCCAGCAACAGGCGGCACAGGGCCACGCGGCGGCGTTCACCCCCGGAGAGGTGCTTGATCTGGGCATCCCAGGCCGGCAGGCGCAGGGCGTCGGCCGCGCGCTCCAGCTGGTTTTCCATGTTGTGGCCGCCCTGGGCGGCGATGATGGCCTCCAGCTCGCCCTGCTCGCGGGCCAGCTTGTCGAAGTCGGCATCCGGATCGGCGTAGGCCGCATAGACCTCGTCGAGGCGCGCCATGGCGCGTTTCACCTCGCCCACCGCCTCTTCGACCGCCTCGCGCACCGTCTGCTCCGGATCCAGCTTGGGCTCCTGGGGCAGGTAGCCGATCTTGATGCCGGGCTGCGGGCGGGCTTCCCCTTCGATCTCGGTGTCGATCCCGGCCATGATGCGCAGCAGGGTGGATTTACCGGCGCCGTTCAGACCCAGCACGCCTATCTTGGCGCCCGGGAAGAAGGAGAGGGAGATGTTCTTGAGAATATGACGCTTGGGCGGCACTACCTTGCCGACCCTGTTCATGGTGTAAATAAATTGAGCCATTGGCTAATTCTCTTTAATTTACAGGTTGTTATTGTGTTGCTTTGAAATCTTGGGGCTGTATTGGGGCCAAATCAGAAAAGCTGGCCCCAAGCCTGCCCCAAACCCTGTCCGCTTCGTCGCGGTCTTGCTCGGGGATCCATTTGCCATAGACTGTTCGCACCATGGTGCTGTCCTCGTGCCCCAGGTATGACGCAACCCATTCAGGGTTGGCGCCCGCGGTTAGCATCCAGCAAGCAAATGTATGGCGCATATGGTATTGGGTTCGGCGGCGAATGCCAGCCCTCTTTATCAACCTGTCCCATTTGTCGCCCAAGGTGAAGGCTGTGTAGCAGATACTGAGCCCGGGCGTCTTGCTGGTGACGTCTGGACTAAATACAAACGTGACCTTCTCGTCGACCTGCCGGCGGTCCCTCAACGTCTTCTTGATGTAATGGGACTGGCGCATGGCTGTCATTGGCCGCATGCGCTTCAGCGCCTCGATTGCAGGGGGCAGGAGTACAATGGTTCGCTCATGTCCGGTCTTCGGTACCTTGAAGTTGCGGGCCTGGGTGATGTTGCGGCGGATTTGGAGCTCCCCGCGCTCCAGGTCAACATCCTCCCATGCTAGGGAGCAGAGCTCCCCAGTACGCATGCCTGTCCAGCATGCGAGCTGGATCCACATCGCATCCATATCGTGCCGAGCTGCTTCCTGCAGGCGCCGGAACTCATCTTGATCAAAAGGGTCTGGTTTATCCCGGATCACTTCCACCTTGGTCAGCACTGAAGAAAGGTCCTGGTGGGTGTAGCCGTTCTGCTTGGCGAAGTTGAACAGCCCAGCGGCGACCATCATGTAGTAGTTGACCGATCTCGGAGCCAAGGGCTTGCTGGTTCTGTTCCGCGGCTCGGTCATCAGGTACCGGCGCCATTGTTGCAGGTCTTCGGTCCGGAAGGTGCTGACGATCCGGGTGTGGTCCAGGTCGGCGGCCATCATCCCCAGAATGGAGCGATAGCGACCACGGGCGTTATCGCCGATGTCCACATCCTTGATCTTCAGGTAGTGCTCCACTAGGTCACCTAGCGAAATGTCACGGCTTGCAGTCGTGCCAGCGAACCGGTGGGCATTCTTGCTGTCTGGGAAGTGCTTGGCGTAGTCGAACACCCCGATGGCAATCTCGTGCAGGATGGCCTCCCGTTTTCGGGAGGCATGCTTGATGTTGGCTTTGGTGGCCGGCATGTTGAGCGTTTCCCGGCATCGCTTGCCGTGGAAGCGGAAGTCGATGCGAAGGCTCTTGCCGTGTAGTTCGACACCTGGTGTTACCGCAACGATGTCGATCAGTTCTTGGTTCCGGTCAGCCAATCCTCATATCTCCGCCAGTGATAGACATACTTCCCATCCGGGGCCAACTTGTAGTGGACCCCCTCTATAAGCTGGCCCTTCTTCCGCTTCTCGCTGATGGCCTTCTCAGTGTACCCGAACATCTCCCCCAAAACTCGAGGCAGAACCCAACTGGGGCGTTCCATCACAACCACTTTCTGATGCATATTCATGTCTCCTTTACGCCTCACTGCGAGAAGAGCGGCCCCATGGGGCCACTGTCTTTCGTTGGCCTAGAACGGCAGATCGTCGTCATAATCGATGGGTGGTTCGGTGTAGACCGGCGACTGCGCCGGTTGTTGGGTTGGCCTTGGCTGACCGCTTGCTCCCTGCTGTTTCCCTCCTCCATTCCCTCCCAACATCTGCATCACACCGGTGAAGCTGTCGACCAGCACCTCGGTGGTGTAGCGTTCCTGTCCGCTCTGATCCTGCCATTTGCGAGTCCGCAGTTTTCCCTCCACGTAGACCTGGGAGCCCTTCTTCAGGTGCTTCCCTGCCACTTCAGCCAGCACTCCCATGAACACTACTCGGTGCCACTCGGTACGTTCCTTCTGCTCGCCGGTCTGCTTGTCGCGCCAGCTTTCGCTGGTGGCCAGAGAGAGGGTGGCGATCGCCATGCCACCCGAGGTGTATCTGATTTCAGGATCCTGACCCAGGTTGCCGATCAGGATGACTTTGTTGATGCCTTTCATTCATTACCCCGCGACACTTGTCCTTCTGCCAGCTGCATCTGTTCGGCATCCCGGATACAGTCATGAAGTGAGTGATGGGGGACGAACCAGTCTGGCTTTTGCCACTCATCCAGATACCCCTTGCTGCCACCAGATAGCGCATCGATGTAGGTCCGTACATCCCGCACCTGGTTGTATTTCCATGGAACCGGCAGGCTGAAGTCCTCGAACAGGGAGACCAGAATCGGCGGATCAAAGTCGGTGCCGCGGGCAAAGGGCTGTGCTCCCTTCATGAAATCGGAGAGCAGGATCAGCGCCTCCCGCACCGGGGTATTGCTGCCGTTGATGATACCGTCACGGGCCTCTTTACCCTGCTTGTTCCACCAAGCCACCGTCCCCGGGTCAACGGTGCGACCCGCCAGCAACTGCTCGGTCACATTCAGCTTGAGGTGCAGGACGTTCTCGCCCTCGGTGGAGAGGCGGCCATTGTCGATGGTGATCCCCACCTCGGCATCGTGCTTGTTGAAGCGGACGGCAGAGAGAGTGAGCACCACCGCCTTCTTGTCCATGGCCAGGGTTTCGGTATCGAATACCACGGTGTCGCCCTGATACCGCTCGGCTTTATCGTTCATGTCGTGATTTCCTCTGGACGGTCAGCTGTTCGTGATGGTTGCAAGCAGGGCATGGATTGCGTTGATTGATACCGCCTTGTCCGCATCAGGAGCAGGAAGGGATCGCATAACCCCCTCCATCTGGCGCAACTCGGCCTCGGTGTTAACACCGATCAAGCCAGCCAGCGCCGAGCGCAGCAAGGCAATGTCAGCCTCGGCCTTTCGCAGCGGATGCGCCTTGCACACTTTGATGTGATCGGTCAGGACTTGGCTGCCATGTGCCGGGGTATCCTGCGGATATTCGTGGCCACAATACACACAGGTGAGAATTCTTTCGTTCATGTCGTGTTTTCCTCTAACCATTCTGTTCGCTTGATGCGACCGCCCAGCGATAGCCGCCGTGGGTCGCCTGGGAGTTATTCAGGCAGCGGGTGATGCCGACTCGAATAAAACCGCCAACACGCTCGGCATCGGTGATGCTGGCGAACCTGACGGTTTGCTCTTTATCGTTGGTGCCGATCACCGGGGTCTTGTGCCACCGCGGTGGCTGAACCTGGTCAACATAGAGACGGCGAGCATGCCGTCCCTTGCCGTTGTCGTCGGTAATGCGGCCATGCTCTACCCGGGTGGTGAAGCGTGGCTCACGCTGGATCTGGCTGATCAGTACGCTGGCCTTGATCGCGGTGATAGAGAAGGCCGTCGCCACCTCTCCACACAGGGCGCCCTCTTCCCTGGCGTGAATCCATTCGGCCACGTCTTGGACGATGCTCATGCCATCACCTCATTCACTCGGGTAATGGCGTTGATCATCACGCTCTTTTGCGTGACGGGGCTGAGGGTCGGCTCGTTATGCAGGGCGTTCAGTAAGGCGATGACGGCCTCCTGGCGGTGCAGGTCGAGCATGGTGAAGGCTTCTGTGAAGTTGTATCCCTCAACCTGCTTCAGAGTGGAGACAGCCTTACGCAGCAGCACCTTGGTTTCCTCGTCCAAAGTGGTGTATTCGTCCATGAGCTGCTCATCGCTGACTGAGATGGCGATCGCTACCTCCCGGGCGGTGTAGTGCTCCTTGGCGCCGTAGAGCACGGTCAGCACGGCGACGAAGCACGACCACTCGGCGCCACCCAGATTGAGCTCGTCGTTCTGGTAGTCGAAGGCCCAGTCCTCGAGCGGCTTGGTGCTGGGTTCCTCGGTTGGGTGGTGGGCATCCAGCAGCTCGAGCTTCCGCTCTGCATGGTTTGGCTCTGGGCTGGTGGCTTCGGCACTCTGCGCCAACAGCTCGGCGGCCAGGGCGGTGGCCAGTTCCAGCAGATCGCCTGGGGCCGTCAGGTTGTCGATGATCCAGGCAGCCAGCTCTGCAGTCCTGGCCGGTGTCAGGATGTCCGCATCGTCGATCTGGTAGATAACCCCCTTCACTGCGGGGTGGCGTTGCCAGTGGGGCAGGGTGGGGGAACGACTCTCTTCTGCGACAAAGCCCTGATGGATAGGCTTGCCGGCCAGCAGGTTGGCGACGGCCAGATCGAGCCGATAGAAGATCTCGGAGAGTGGATAAGGCTCGTCCAGCCAGCCTTGCACATAGCCCCTGACCGTATCCTGTTGCTCTTCGCCGAGATCAACGCACTCAATTTGCTTGGCCATGATGCTGGTGGCGTCGGCATAGCCCAGTTCGGCCGCCGCCGCGGCGCTGGCCTCGTTATCGTCGGCTGCTGGTGGTTCCCCCGCGGCCGGTTCTGTTTCGGCGGGTTGCTCCTGGGTGACCACGGGGGTCAGCTTGGGCGTGGCGTTACGGATAACGTGATCGGCGGCCAGGGTGAGCTCCACCGCTTGCCGGTGGATCATGTCGAGGATGATGGTGCCGGTGGTGATGAGGTCGTCACGGCGCAGGCGTGCCTCGGGGCGGCGCTCGCCTTGCCAGCCGGCGTCGAAGATCACCACGGCTGAGGCAAAGCCGCTGGAGCTGGGCTTGTCCTTCTTCGGGTCGCGGGGCACGTACCAGCTCGGTACCTCAAAGCCGATGCGCCCGCTGATGAACTGGATGAAGTCGGCATCTTCTGGCCACCAGGTTTCGCTGGTGGCGGCCTTGATGAGCAACATGATCTTGGCGCCCAGCGCCCGTTGCTCGCGGCAGTAGTTGAGGATGGCCTCCATCCCGGTGATGGGGTTCCCCTCGCTATCCGTACAGGGGCGCGAGTAGGGCGGGTTGGCGTAGGCAGCGCCCCCCAGGCGGCGCAGGTCGGCGGCCAGCTCCTGGGTGAGGGCGTTGTCTTCGGCATCGTAGTAGTGCGGCACCAGGTGGTTGCAGTCGTCGGCAAACATGTCGAGCACCACCGGCCCCAGGGTGGGGGCGAACTGGTGGAACAGGCCCCAGGCCAGCGCCTTGGGGGTCTGCCACTGATCGCCGATCTGCTTGAGCTCGTGGTCAGGATGGGCCTGCAGTTCGGCCAGCGCTTGGGCGTAGTGGTTCATGCCTCCACCTCGGGGCTGGTGGGGTACCAGGCAAATCCGTCTTCGGCTTGGCGGATAACCTTGCCGCACTTCATGGCGAGGTTGAATTCGGCGGTGGCGCCTTGGGAGTTAATCCAGGCAGGCAGCATGATCACCTCATCAGCCATCATCACCATGGGGCAGCAGAGCTGCATGTATTGCTGCTGGGTGAGGCCGTCCGGCAGGGTTGCCGGGTTGAGTACGACGTGGCCTTTTTGCTGCTGGTGTAGCGCTTCGGTGTTGAAGGCAGGGCGGTTGTATTCCGGCAGGCCAGACATTGGCCCTGCGATGTAGACGATTTTGCGTTGTTGGTTCGACATGGTTCATCCCGTTTACTGGTGTATCTGGGATGAAGTATAAGTAGGCTTACATTGTTGGTGCAAGCAAAAAGTAAGAGTTCTTATATTTTGTGGTGTAAAAAAGCCCACCGCGCTGGTGGGCTTGAGTGCAGTAGTTTCTATTTCACGGCCTGAAGTTGTTTTGCAACATCTCTAGCCACTTGGGAGGCAACATCGTCCCAAGCTGCTTCCAAGATACCTGTAGCGCTCATACCGCCTATGGATGGATCATTTTTACGTGAGAAATAGGTTTTCACCCACTGACTTTTGCCCAAGGTAAGCTTGGCTTTGAATGTTATCTCACCTACGTCTAGAGAGGGGGTTACATTAAATACGCCAGCTGAATACTCGAATTTTGACTTTGCTTCAATAACATCAATCAGTAAAGGAAGACCATTTGGAGAAACCTGAGTGAAAGCGCTAATGGCTTCACTGATCCTAGCTGCCATGGCGACACCGGTCGGAATCCGGGTTTGGGATGCGCTGCCCACATAGCCAGAAGCACCTTGAACATCGATCCTGGTTGGGAAGCTTGATGGGGCCCATGTGATCATGACCGCTGGCAAATCTCTATCTACAGCTTCTTTTTGGAGTTCTTGATATGTTGGATATGAGAGGCGGTTGTTGAATGGCAGCGTCACTGCACAACCACTGAGAACACTAATAGCTAGGGTTGTTATTAATAATGATTGAACTGTTTTCATATTAATCCTTTGTTTTTATTTTTAGAACCAATGTTATTTTTACAGATTTTTCTTAGCTTATAGAAAATAAAAGCATAAGACACCATTGTTGAATTTATGGTTGTTTAATTGGCTGTCTATTAAGAGCTGAATTGTTCAGTCCTTTCACTTATAACAGTTTTCAATCACTCCAAACTATTCCAGCAAGGTGATACATTGGAATTGTTATCTGCGCTTTCTTCTTCGGCGATGTTCAACCATAGTGCCGATGATTTGAATGGGCTGGCGATCCGAACGCATGGTGGCGTAATCGTCATTAAGCGGGGCCAGCTCGAAGATCTCTTTGCCGTCTTCGCTGTAGCCGCGGGGGCGGTACTTCTTGAAGGTGGCCTCTTCTTCGCCGTTCTTGGCAACCACGAAGTCACCAGGGTGGATCGGTTCGTCCGGGTCGATCAGCACCAGGTCCCCTTCGGTAAATTCCGGCTCCATAGAATTGCCCCGGATCACGATGGCAAAGGCGCGCTGTCCCAAGTCAAGATCGGTAGTGATATAGGCCATATTGCCATCGCACTCGCGGATCTCGTTCGGCGCTGTCCATACCCCTGCCTGCACATAGCTGATCACCGGGATCCGGTGAATGTCTGGCTGGGCCATCTCCATGTTTGGCGCGGCTGATTGCTCAATCTCTCCGCCGTAGAGGATGTAGTCAGGCGTCACCCCGAACAGCTTTGCTGCATTCAGCAGGTTCTCACCGCTCAGGTTTGTTTTATCGCTTTCCCACTGCACCACGCTTGGCGCTTTGATGCCGAGCATTTGCGCCAGCTTCACTTGGGTTAGACCGAGGCTTTTTCGAAGCCGCCTGATCCGATCTCCTACCGATTCCACACGCATCCCCTGAAAAATAAATATAAGTCATCTTATACCGCCTTGATAGAAGCATTCTTTCAATATACTATAAGAATACTTTTATTCAGGGGGCTGTATGACCAAGAACGAAGCCTTAAGCAAGTTCGGCGAAAAGCGAGCTGAGCAGGTCCAGCGAATGGCCGAAATGCTCAACATCAAGCGCGAAGCAATCTACCAGTGGGGTAACGAAATCCCTGAGCTGCGGGCCTATCAGATTGAGAAGTTAGAGCGTGAAGGCCTGTTACCTGTCGGCGCTGAGCGCCTTAACCAATCTGCTTGAGGCCATCATGACAGAAGCCAAAAAAACAACCACGAGAGTCAAGCGGGATCACTCCCATCTATCTGACCCTATTGACGCCGCGTATCAACTGAGTCGCCGCTACAACATCACCGACTTGGCCAAGCTGATGGGCTGCAAGCGGCCGACCACCCTGAACAACAAGTTCAACCCCCATTGCGAGGACCATCACCTGACCTTGTCGGAGGCGCTGGCGGTGACCGAGCTGACCGGTGACAACGCCATTTTGCAGGCCTGGGCGCTGGCGCGTGGCCAGATGCTGGTGGCCGTGCCGGAGTCGGCCGTCTCGGAAGAGGAGCTGGCTGATCAGGTGATGATGGTGGGGGAGGTGGTGGCAGCGGTATTTGCGGAGTACCGCGAGGCGCGGCAGGACGGGGTGATTGACCCCATCGAGCGGCAAGCTATCCGGGCTGCGGTGCATCGGGCCATCAGGGAGTTGTTGAGCCTGGATGAGACGGTGGCCAGTCAGGTGCGGCCGTTCCCGCAAGCAAAGGGAGAGAAGTGATGCAGGTACACAAAGAGAAGCCCCGCACTGCGCTAACAGTCGGGGCCGAGTTCAGAAACTTGGAGAGGTAACCGAACATGGACAAGAGTAGCCGACCAACAGTGCCTGCACAAGGCAAACGCCATTCATGCATTCCAGCCACCCTGCCCAAGCTGGTGGTCAGTCTGGGGGGCACCTTCCTGGTCTATGGCCATCTGCGCATTCCTGCCACCGCTGAGCAGGCCCGCCGTCACGCCGTGTGCCTGCAACAGCATTTGCAGGATCTGCAGGAGGTGGCCCATGCATCCTGAGCTGTTTATCGAGCGCAATGTGGCGCAGATCCTGACGGCGGGGGGATACACCCCTGATGTGGTACACACCGCAACCCAGGCGGCCCTGCGGCATTTTTGCACCACGCCGTGCTTTGCCAAGGGGCAGGCCTTTGCCAAGTGTCTGGCGGAGGGAAAGAAGATGGCCAAGTTGCTGCAACGCAAGCTGCGCCAGCAGGAGAAGGACGCCAAGAAGGCGGCCAAACCGACGCGAGTGAAGAAGGTGAGCCATGGGTGAGGTAGTCAGACTGGCGGCCCCGGTGGCCGCCCCTATCAACAGGAAGACGAGCAGCAACATGAGTGACAACCGTCGCAGTGGTTATGTGGTGTGCTGGCGTTCGTTGCTGCAAGCCGACTGGGCCCGCAATGCCACAAAGCTGGCGGCCTGGATGCGGTTGATCGGTCTGGCCGCCTACGAGGCGGGCTGTGTGCGCTACAAGGGCCGTGACTGGCACCTGATGCGGGGCCAGCTGGTGATCAGCGCAACCGAGCTGGGTCAGCAGTTGTGTGACGAGCGCGGGCGTGGTCTCGATAAGAAGTCGACCGAGCGCCTGCTTGGCTGGTTCGCCAAAGAGGGGATGCTGGAACTGCGTGGCACCCCGTGGGGCACCATCATCGAGATCTGCAACTACGACGACTATCAGGCCGCCCTGCAGCCGGTCAGCTCTAATTGCGAACCATTCGCAACAGAGCAGTTTGAGGGCGCGACATATGGGGCGCCCATCGGGGTGCCGGCCGTGGTGCCGTGTGTCCCGCCCAAAGCCTTTACCGATGCGGATTTGGGTGGTGATGCTGTCGCGCCAACTGTCTCGCCCATCGGGGCCCCGACCGTCACGACAACAGAACAAGAAGTAAAAGAATTAGATAGTACAGAGGATCTTAAACAGATCTCTTGTCCGGTTTCTGACGAAACCGAACGAGACCAGAAGCGCAAGGCCACCTTGGTGGTGAGCCAGGAGGCGAGGGCGGTGCTGGAGCACTTCAACGCTGTCGCCGATCGCCGCTATCAGACCAAGCCCACAGCCCTGCAGAACATCAACGCCCGTCTGGCCGACGGCTACTCGGTCGCCGACCTGCAGCTCGTGGCGGACTTCAAGACCGCGCACTGGGCTGCAGACCTGAAAATGAGCGAGTACCTGCGCCCGATGACCGTGTTTGCCCCACAGAAGTTCGACGGCTATCTGGCTGCTGCCAAGCGCTGGAACTCCATCGGCCGCCCGCGCTGCGTGAACGGCGAGTGGGAGGGCTTCGAGCGCAAGCGCCGCTTGTCCAATCTGGCGCAGGCCCAGCAGCATGCCCAGGCCATCATGGCGAACACAGGAGTCGGCTATGACGATAACACCATCCTCTGACGTGGCCGTGCTGCACCCAGATGGTCTGCCTGCCGACCAGCGCACTGCCGACCCGCTCGCCTTGTTCCTGGCCAATGAGCTGTTCCCGATGATGATCGCCTTCTGGCCTGCCAGCGCCAACCAGCTGGACAGCAATGCCGCCGGCACTGCCAAGGCATGGGCTCTGACCATCAAGGGTTTCCCTGTCGGTTTGGTCCGCGAAGCGGTACTGCAGCTGGCCGATGATGTTGACCGGCAGTTCGCCCCGCGCCCTGCCGACGTGAAGGCGCTCGTGTCGAGCATGATGCAGGCCGCCCAGCCAACCGCGCCAACCGGGCAAACCATTTCGATCCGGGCCTGCGAGATGATCGCCGAGGTCCGGGTGCTCAAGCGTGAGCGCACCGCCAGCGACGATCTGGTGGCGGCCGAGCTCGCCAGCCTGCAGGGCGAGCTTCGTCAGCGTGGCGTCACAGTGACAGGGAGGGTGGCGTGATGAACAGCTATTTCAACGGGGACGCCGAGCGCGATGTGCGTGAGGCACAGTTCTGCCGGGTCGCCATCTATTCGCCGGTGCGGGGCTGGGTGGGGGAGCGGGTACAGCTGGAGGTGTCGAACTCAGCGAAGACCCTGGGCCAGACCGATGCCGCCACTGGCGCCGGGCATTACCTGGTGATGGGGGGCGCGGAGCAAGCGCAGGCGGAAGCGGCGCGGATCCGGGGCTGTGCGGTGGCGCTGGTGAGGGTAGGGGCATGAGCGAACAGATGAATCACGCTCGCTTATCAGAGATTGCCTGCGCGTGGCTCAAGCGCCCCATGGGCAACAGGGGGCCAGCATGCCAGATCGCCATGATCGAGGTAGGTGGGCTCTATGGTGGTGAACGGGCAGATGCTTTGGGTTACCGCTGGGGTTGCAACGGCGGATCGGTTCTCGTCGAGGTGAAGGTTTCTCGATCTGACTTCCTCGCCGATGCCAAGAAGCCGCATCGCAACGGTGAGGTACTGGGGATGGGCACTTATCGGTACTACATGTGTCCTGAGGGCATCATTACCCTGGACGACCTGCCCCGTGGCTGGGGGCTGCTCTGGGTGAATAACCGCGGCCATGTGAAGTTGCTCGCTGGCCATGTCTGCATGCTTCAGGGGGCCAACGGAAGGGGAGCAGAGCAGGTCTGGGCTCATCAGAAGAATCACCGGCTTGAGCTGGAGATGATGGCTCATGTGCTGAGTCGAGTTGGCGATCCGGAGGTGATGAATCGTCGGCTACGTGATGCCGAACAGAAGGCGCAGCGCCTCGCTCGCTATCACGATGACTTCCACCGGCAAGAGCGTGAGATGAAGATGCTGAATTACCGGGTGCGGCAGCTCAATGAGCAGCTTGGTGTGGAAGAGGGGCAGCCATGATGCACTACTACGCCCAGCACACTCCAACCCGGGATCTGGATGCTCCGCTGCTGGGCATCGAGGAGCTGGAGAAGACCCGCCAGGCCGGGCTTTGTATCACGTTCGGCATGTTCATTTGGCATGAAGGCGGTTTTGACGAGTGGACCAGGGAAGTCGGCCTGGTCGTCGGTATGGCCCTGCGCAAGGCGAGCCGCCGGCCCAGGGAAGGGAGGGAGATGGGATGAACAAATTGATGGTGGTGCTGGTGGCCTATGCCCTGATGGCACTGGTGTTTGTGGGAGTGGCCCTGGCGGTGGCCAGCAGCATGAGCAAGGGGGCGGTGTGATGGAGCTGATGACTCGGGGTTATGCCCTGTTGACGATGACCAGCGTGGAGCTCGCCGAGCTGACCGGTAAGGAGCACAAGAATGTGCTGGCCGATATTCGCCGGATGCTGGTGGAAATTCAATCGGCTGAAAAGTCAGCCGAGTACCGGGACAGCCTTGGCCGTGCCCAGCCCTGCTTGTTGCTGGATAAGGAGGAGACCCTTTGTCTGGTGGCCGGCTACAGCGCCCAGTTGCGGATCCGGATTATTCGCCGCTGGCAGGAGCTGGAGCAGCAAGCCCACCAGCCCGCGATGATGATCCCCCAGACCCTGCCGGAGGCCCTGCGTCTGGCCGCCGAGCTGGCCGAGCAGAAGATGGAGCTGGAGCGCAAGGTGGCGATGGATGCCCCGGCGGTGGAGTTCGCCAAGCAGATCGCCAGCGTGGAGAAGGGGATCACCTTGTCGGCGTTCGCCAAGACGGTGGGCCTTGGCCCCAACACCCTGTTCGCCCTGCTGAGGGAACGCAAGATCTTGATGAGTTGCCGCGGGGAGCGCTGGAACCTGCCGATGCAGGAGTATGTGGACCGCGGGCTGTTCGCGACCCGGGAGAGCTCGTTTGACAGCAACGGCGAGCGGCGTATCAGCTTCACCCCCCTGATCACCGGCAAGGGCCAGCAGTGGCTGGTGGAGCGACTGATCCGTGACGGCATCCTGCGTGGGGTGGCGGCATGAGTCACAACCTGGCCCTGTTGCCATCGTCTGAACGGCAGCGCATCGAGTTGATCAAGCAGGCGCACCTGCTGGTGTGGCGCCGTCGCCGCAACGAGATCGGGCGTGAGGTTGTGGTGGCCGCCATCGATGAGGTGGATGAAGAGCACCGTGAGTGGTTTCGCCAACAGTTGAATGCGATCAGGGGGCAAGCGTGAGCGCAGGAAACGCCGTGTTTGTCGAAGCACTGGGGCTGGCCCTGGTACCGCTGGGCGACAGCCTGCCGGCGGTGAGGCGTCAACTGGCTGGCAAGCCGGTGCGCCTGGTGCGCGATCAGGGATCAGACCTGCTGGCCCAGTTCCCTGAGCTGGTGTCGGCCCTGGCCCGCGCCGCGGTGGTCAATGCCGCCGGTGGGGAGCTGCTGACCGCCAATGCCACTGCTTGCGTGATAGCCGATGGCTGCATTGGGGAAACCGTCACCGCAGAGGTGGAGGGGGTCCATCTGCCTTTGTGCTGGCATCACGACAACGAGCACCGCAATGGGCAGTTACCGATCCGCCTCGCCGATGTGGCCGGGTGGCTGGCGCAGCTTGTGCTGCAGCGGGTCGCTGGCTGGTGTGGGGTGGCCGCTGCTGACCTGACTGCCCGGGATCTGTGCTGGTGGGCGACCGTCTATAAGGTGCTGCCTTCATTGCCGGATCCGCTGCTGCGCTCTGCCTGTCGCCTGGCACCCATCGAACCGGATCGGAAGTGGTCGCCCCGTGGTAACCGGGAGACCGATGCTCGCTATCGTGATCATCGCCTTGAGGTGGCAGAGCGCGATCCACTGGCCGATCTGCGGGCTCGCATCAATGCCAAACCGGCCATTCGCCAGATTGATCCTGAGCCTGCGGCCTTGCATTTAGGCAAGCCCAAACGACAGCGCTGGGAGTGTGCGGCCTACTTGGCTTTTGTTCGACAGTTGCCCTGTGTGGTGACGGGCCAGCGCGAGGGCATCGAGGCGCACCACGTTGTGGGTCACGGGATGAGTGTGATGGGCAGCAAGGCGCATGACCTGATGTCGTTCCCACTCGCCCACCAGCCACACATGGAGTTGCACCGGATCGGGTGGAAGGCTTGGGAGGCCAAGCACGGTTCGCAGTTGGAGCACGTTATCAACACACTGGATCTGGCTTGCTCCTTGGGAGTGTTCAATGCCAAAAGCTGATTCATGGACAGTGACCCTGCCATGGCCCCCTTCAACCAACCGGATCTGGCGCAATGTGGCCGTGAGCGGTAAGCCCAGAACCCTGCTGAGCCAGGAGGGGAGGGTTTATCGCAAAGCTGCGGCCGATGCCTGTCTGGCTGCCAAGTTAGCCGGCAAGCAGATTCCCGATCGGCTGGCCCTGCGGCTGGTGGTGCAGGCCCCTGACCGGCGAGCCCGGGATCTGGATAACACGGTGAAGGCGGTGCAAGACGCCCTGACCCACGCCGGGGTGTGGCTGGACGATAGCCAGATCGACCGGTTGCTGGTGGAGCGCGGGCCGGTAGTGAAAGGGGGAATGGTGTCGGTAACAGTGGAGGTGATGAGTGCGCTTTGAATATGCAATTACCGTAGGGGATCCGCGTTCTGTGATGCTGCAGGCCTATCAGGCCCAGTCAACGGGGCGTTCTCATCTGACAAAGAGTGATGTGATGACGGCATTGGGAATGGTTCAGAAGCACAATGGTGCCGGCATGGCGCTGGTGATGGCGCGTTACTGCAAAGACCTAGGGGATGCCAAGAAGGCCCTGCTAGCTGTGCAAGCCGAGTGCACCAAGATTGCCCCCCGCTATGTGGGGGCCAACAAGGAACGTGGCCATGGCATGGCCTTGCGCCGGGTGGCCGAGCTGGCCCTGGAACACTACTGCCGCACTGCTGACACTCCTGGGGCTTCCTGTCACCCGCAGTTCTGCCGGGGGCGGGGAGTGATCCGCGACCTGGAACTGAGCCGCCTGCACGGCAAGGCGATTGATAAGGTGTGCCCACGCTGTGGTGGTACCGGGCTACGCCCCATCCCGGGTACTCAGATCAGACGCGCCATTGAACCGTTGGCTGGTGGACTGACCCGTGGGCAATGGGAGCTGGGCTGGTATCCGCTCTATCTGGCCGTGCTGGATTGGTGCCACCAGCAGGAGTCAGCGGCGCAGACGCGCTATTGGTATACGACGCGGTAAGTCACTTGCCCCTAGAACCCCGCTTCGGCGGGGTTGTTGCTTGTGCAGGTGAGGGTGGCTTGACGGCCACCTGCAATTTTGTGTAGGCTGATTGCCAACGATGGAAGACTGCACCCGAAAGGTTGCGGTTTTTTTTGTTTCTTGCTCTCAAACCTCGGCTTAGCCGGGGTTTTTTCGTTTCTGGGGTGGATTCATGAATCAAGGCCATGAGCAGATCGCTACCACTGTGGTCGGTGAAACTGCGAAATCTGCCCCTCCTGTAGCGGTGGTGAGTATGTCGTGGGCTGGTGTCTCTTTGAATGACTGGGTGCTGATCGCGACGCTTGTGTGGCTTTCGGTTCAGATCGGCTGGTTTATCTGGTCGAACATCATCAAGCCACGCGCCAAGCAGGTGGGGTAGGCATGACAAAAGTACGAATTGCCATAGCGGCGCTCACGCTCAGTGCTGCCGGCTTTGTGGGGATCCTGAATCGGGAGGGGTTTGAGCCGACGGCTTACCCCGACCCCGTACACGGTACCAAGCTCCCCACTATCGGCTTTGGGAGCACCGAAGGGGTCAAGATGGGTGACACCATCACGCCCGTCGCCGCGGTGAACAGGAGCCTTCGGGAGGTGCGGGTGTTCGAGAATGCCCTCAAGGCCTGCATCAAGGTGCCACTCCACCAGTATGAGTTCGACGCCTATGTCGAGCTCTCCCACAACATCGGTCCCGGCGCCTTCTGCCGATCCACCATCGTGAAGCGCCTGAACGCTGGCGACTACCCCGGGGCCTGCGAGGCGATCCTGCTATTCAAGCGTTCCGGCAACCAGGACTGCTCGGTACCGGGGAACCGGGTATGCCCCGGGCTCTGGAAAGACCGGCTGCGCCTCAATGCGAAGTGCAAGGGGGTGTGATGGGAGTGACTCAGCAGAGCAAGGTGCTGCCGTTCCTGGCCGGTGCCTTGGTGATAGCCGCCCTGGCCGGCGGCGGTGTGGCGCTCTATCGCTCCGGTCATGCTGCTGGGGAGGAGGGGGAGCGCAAGACCTGGCAGGCGAAGTGGGATGAAGAGGCGACCCGTCTGGCCACGGCCAGGACTAAGGCAGAGCTGGAGGCTCGGGAGGAAGAACTGCGCCGCCAGGCAGAAATCGATGAGGTAAGAGAGCATGCGCAAGAACAAATCGCCCAAGCACAAGCTGATGCCGATGCTGCTAGCCTTGAGTCTGGCCGGCTGCGCGAGCAAGCCCGCCGCCTGGCAGCCCGAGCAAGTCAGTGCGCCAGCAATCCCGGGGCTGCCCAAGGAGGCCCGGCAGCCGGACATCCTGCCATGGTGCTCGCCGACCTGCTCAGCCGGGCTGACGAGAGAGCGGGTGAGCTGGCAGCAGCGTATGACCGAGCTCGAGCGTCAGGACTAGCCTGTGAAAGAGCCTATCTCTCATTGACTCAACCCCGTTAACCCAACTACCGCAATACCCCACCCCCCAGGTCAAAGGTACTCCCCCCAGCCCCCCGTCCTCGACGGGTCGTTGAGGCGCGGATTTTCACTACATATGAAACCCCAAAAAGCGAGGTTGTGGATTACCGATGTGCGTGAGTGCATCAAGCAATGAGTACCGAGGCGCTGACTGACCGGCGACCAAGCAGCATCAGATACGATTGACCCTTTGGGCTCGACCGTGATGCCAGCGCCTCACTCAACACAAAGGCATGGGCTCTTAACCTAACAGGACAGCGAGGGAGGGGAACCGACCTGGTGAGCCCATGCCTTTGTGAAAAGGAGTAATGCCATGTTGACCGCCATCATGTTGTTCACTGCTGCCTGCAACGTTTACTTGCTGCTCCAGCTCCGCCGCTCCACCCGTCTCCTGGAGGCTAGTCACGCATCTTTGCTTGCGGCTGTATCTCGACTGCAAGCAAGGCAGGTTGCTGTTGAAAAGGTGGTAATTGACCCAAGCAGCATCACAGGCACTCTCTCCCGTGGTGCCACTGTTGAGAGCAATTACCCCTATCGCCATTGATTTACTTCGCCGCCTAATGCTAGCGCCCTGCAGCAATGCCATCAGCAGCAGCGGGCGGAACCTATCTGGAGTGTGTATGCCACCAAGAAGGATGAAGCCCTGCCGCCATCCCGGTGGCTGTGCTGCATTGACCAATGACAAGTCAGGCCGGTGTGAGGCTCACCGCGTTTCAGGGTGGGCCGTGTATCAGGCTGGGTTGTCCAGGCATCAAAGGGGTTACGGTTCGGAGTGGGACAAGTTGCGCCAAGTCATCTTGGTTCGGGATGGGTATCTGTGCCTCACCTGTTTGGCCCTCGGCATCTACACCCCGGCAACCACCGTTGACCATGTGGTGGCCAAGGCGCACGGCGGAACAGATGACCCCAGCAATCTGGAGTCCATTTGTGATCCTTGCCATGGGGTTAAGACGGCGAAAGAGCGCCTTAAAGGCCGTCAAACATAGGTAAAACCTGCGCAAACTCACAAATTCACCCTGTTTCACCCCCTTTCCGGCGGGATCCTCAAGAGCTCCAGAAAAGCCCATGAGATCCAGTCGCGGCGCAGGCCAGGCAGGGAGGGGGTGGTCAAATCCCTACCGCCGACAGCCCCTTAGTACCGCCGCCTAGAGTTTTTTACGCGAGCGAGAAATAAGGAAAATTTCCTGAAATGGGGGACTCTTGGTGTGACTAACGTGACATTCGTCATCGCTGTCACGGTTTAATGATTGGAGTATTAAACATGACAAGAGCCGCTGGGGGTGGCCGCAAGTCTGGCGGCGATCTGCCTGCTGCGCCATCCAATCAAGTCATCAAGCGGGCGCCGCCTGCTCCCCCTGAGTTGCATTATGCCGAGGCGCGTTTGCTTTGGCGTAGCACGGTCAAGATTCTGATCGGTCGCCAGCAGCTTACCGAAGATCACCTGCCGCTGGTGCTGGCTTACTGCAACTCGTTTGGTCTGTATCTCAAGGCCGAGAAGATGGTGCTGGATGACGGCATCACCTCGGCCACCGCCGAGGGCATCAAGAAACATCCCGCCGTTGCTGTCCGTCAGGATGCGCTCTCCTCCATGGTCAGGATCGGCTCACTGCTCGGACTTGACCCTACCAGCTATCGCCGCCTGATGGGCGGAGGTGGCGGGACTGGCCCTGATGGCGGAAATGAGTTCGAGGATTTCTGATGGCCAAGAACCCGAACGTCAACGCCGCGAACAAGTACGCCCGTGACGTGGTATCGGGTCGGGTCATCGCCTGCAAGTACGTTCAGCAGGCGTGTCAGCGCCACCTGGATGATCTGGAGAAGTCCAAAGAAAAGGACTACCCCTACAGGTTCGATGCCGCCAGGGCAGAGCGGGCCTGCAAGTTTCTGCAACTGCTGCCGCACACAAAGGGCAAATGGCGGCGCCTGCCGCTGGACAAGCGCCGGATAGCGCTAGAGCCCTGGCAACTGTTCTTTCATGCGTGCGTTTACGGCTGGGTTCGCAAGAAGGACGGGCTGCGCCGGTTCCGGCGGGCGGCCCTATTCGTGCCGCGCAAGAATGGCAAGTCCATCGTGGCGGCGGGCAATGGCATCTACATGTTTGCGGCGGACGATGAGCCCGGCGCGGAGGTGTACTGCGGTGCCACCACGGAAAAGCAGGCGTGGGAAGTGTTCAAGCCCGCGATGCAGATCGCCGCCCAGCTGCCCAACCTGCGCCGCAAGTTTGGCATTCAGGTTTGCGCCAAGAAGATGCTTCGTCAGGATGGCTCGGTGTTTGAGCCGGTGATCGGCAATCCGGGTGATGGCTCAAGCCCGCACCTGGCGATAGTCGATGAGTACCACGAACATGACAGCCCTGAACTGTATGACACCATGGAGACCGGCCAGGGGGCACGAGAGCAGCCCATGATGCTGGTGATCAGCACGGCAGGGGTTAACCCTGCTGGCCCCTGCAAACAGTTCTGGGATGAGTGCGTCAAGATGCTCAGTGGTGCAGAACCGGATGAGGAGCTGTTCGCGCTGATCTACACCATCGACGATGATGACGACATCTTTGACCCGGCCAGTCTGCGCAAGGCCAACCCCAACTATGGGATCTCGGTGTTTGAGGACTACCTGCTTGCTCAGCTGATGCGGGCCAAGCGCAATGCGCGGCACCTGACCAAGTACCTGATCAAGCACCTCAACAAATGGACCACCGCCAGCTCCACCTTCTTCAACTACGACCATTGGCGCAGTGCGGCCGATGCCACCTTGAAGATAGAGGACTTTATCGGTTGCCCTTGCTGGTTCGCTCTCGACCTGGCCAGCAAGCTGGACGTCTGCTCACTGGCGATCTGTTTTGCTCGCTATGAGGCTGATGGACTGCTGCATTACTACCTGTTCACCCGCCACTGGTTGCCGGAGGACACCACCAACGACCCCGATAACCGCAACGCGGCGAAGTACCAGGAGTGGATCTCGACGGTGTGGCCAAATGCTGGCGGGATGGCACTGACGCCCACGGATGGTGCGGAAATTGATTTCGGCGAAATAGGGGCAGAGGTGGCCACCCTGGCCAGCACCTATGCCCCCCGCGAGATCCCGCACGACCCATGGAACAGTGCCCAGCTTGCCCAGCAGTTGGCTGCGGCTGGCTGGATGCCGGTGGCGATCCCCCAGACAACGGCGCACCTGTCACCGCCGATGAAGGAAATGGAATCTGCACTGGCCGCTGGCCGCCTGCACCATGACGATAACCCGGTGATGAACTGGATGATTGGCAACGTGACGGCGCGTGAGGATGCCAACGAGAACGTGTTCCCCCGCAAGGAGGGCAAAGACAACAAAATCGACGGCGCAATGGCGGCCATCATGGCTATCGGCCGCGCCATGCTCAACAAGGGCGCATTCAGCAGCCCCTACTCGGAAGATGATTATGACCCAACGGACGCGGTACTTGATTGATGCGGCCCTGCTGCTCGGCGTCCTGCTGATGAGCAGTGGCACTTACCTGCTGTATGGCTTAGGCCCTGCCTTGCTGCTGGCTGGCGGCCTGCTGGTCGGTCTGGTTTTGCTGACTGTCTTGGTAATGGTCAAGCTCAAGCAACAAGGGGGCCGCGATGTTCAGTCTGCTGTTCGGGGCTGAGGCCCGCAGTGAAACCATCAGCTCATCTGATCCCGGTCTCGCTGAATGGTTTGGCCTGGGGGCCGCGACAGAGAGCGGCGTCTCGGTGACGCCTGCCAGCTCCATGAGGCTGGCAGCGGTGTATTCCTGTATTCACCGGCTGGCCAGCAGCATGGCCCAGATGCCACTCCATGTGCTGAAAAAGAGCGGTGATGACGTGGTGCCTGGCACCGACCATCCGGCCCACTACTTGCTGTCGGCATCGCCTAACCTGTTCCAGAGCAGTTATGACTGGCGGGAGCAGTCCCAGCAAGTGGCGCTGGCGCATGGCAACGCCGTGACGCGGCTGATCAGGGATCGCCGAACGGGTCAGCTGACCGAGCTGGCGTTGTTTGACCCCGAGCATATCGGCAAGCCGCAGCGCGGCCAGTCCGGTTGGTACTATCCAGCATATGACGATCAGGAGCATCGCTGGTTTGCCCTGCCCATCTATGACGCAGTGCATATCAAGGGGTTTGGCGCCGACAAGCTGTGGGGGGCCAGCCCTATCCGCTATCACGCCGAGACCATCGGCCTGGGGCTGGCCACCAAGAAATATGGCTCCCAGTTCTTTGGTGGCGGAGGCCGTCCGTCCGGCATCCTGATCGACAAAACGCCGAACATGGCCGGAGAGGTTGGCAAGCAACATCGCACCAACCTGAAAAGCTCATGGCGTGAAGGGGGTATCGGCAAGGGCAGCGGGCGCACTGCCTTGCTGACCGGTGACCTGGATTACAAGGCGATCACCATCCCGCCGGAAGAGGCGCAGTTTCTCGAAACGCAGAAGATGAACCGCAGCGAGATCGCGGGGATCTACAACGTGCCGAGCCACATGATCAACGACCTGGACAAGGCCACCTTCTCCAACATCAGCGAGCAGGCGATCCACTTCGTCCGCCATAGCGTGATGCCCTGGGTGGTGCGCTGGGAGCAGGAGATCAACCGCAAGGTGTTCACCGAGGCCGAGCTGCGGGCCGGTTACTACGTCAAGTTCAACCTGGCCGGACTGCTGCGCGGCACAGCCAAAGAGCGTGCAGAGTTCTACCACTACGCCATCACCGATGGCTGGATGAACCGCAACGAGGTGCGGGTGCTGGAGGATATGAACCGAGTCGATGGGCTCGACAACTTCCTGATCTCGGTCAATGCCGCCAGCCAGCAGGATAACAAACAACAAGAAGATGAGGTGCCCAATGCCGAATGATAGCGAACGCCGCTTCTTTCGCTGTGAAGTCCGAGCCGATCCCGCCGCTGACGGGCAAGGCCCGAAGATTGTTGGCCATGCGGCGGTGTTCAACCGCCTGAGTGAAAACATCGGCGGCTTTCGTGAAATCATCAAGCCTGGCGCCTTCGATGGGGTGATGCAGGACGATGTGCGCGGGCTGTTCAACCATGACCGGAATTTTGTGCTGGGTCGCACCAAGAGCGGCACCTTGCGCCTGTCTATTGATGATGAGGGGCTGCGCTACGAGATCGATGCACCTGAAACCCAGATGGTGAAAGATCTGGTGTTGGCCCCCATGCTGCGCGGTGACATCGACGCCAGCTCATTCCAGTTCAAAGTGGCCCACGATGGCGAGCGCTGGTTTTACGATGACGATGGGTTGCTGACGCGAGAGATCACCAAGTTCGCCCGCCTCTACGATGTGGGGCCGGTGGCCTTCCCTGCCTACCCTGACGCAACTGCTGCCTCCCGCTCCATGCAGGAGTTCAAGAATAAAGAGAGCCGCGCCCAGGAAGACGAGGCCCGCGAGCGGCGCGAACGACACTTACAACTGATTGGCGCCTGATGGTGCTGTAAAACCTGACCCGCTTCGGCGGGTTTTTTATTGCCATAACGGAGCGTATGCCCATGAAATTGCACGAACTGAAGCAGAAGCGCAGCACCATCGCCGGTCAGATGCGCAAGCTGAACGATGAACACAGCGAGAAGCGTTGGGATGACGCCGCCTCCAAGCAGTGGGACGACGCGCTCAAGGAGCTGGACGAGCTGGACGCCCAGATCGCCCGCGAAGAGCGCTTGCTCAGCCTGGACTCTGACAAAATCAACAACGAGCCGGAGCGCCGCTCAGGCATTGACCTCGACACCAGTGTCGCCGAAGCCCGCCAGATGAAGGTGCTGGAAACCGTACTGCGCGGTGGCTATCAGGCGCTCTCCAGCGAAGAACGTTCGCTGTTCAAGGAGATGCGCGCCCAGGCCACCAACGTGGATACCAAGGGCGGTTTCACTGTTCCCACCGAATTCCGCAATCGGGTTGTGGAAACCATGAAGGCGTTTGGCGGTCTGGCCAATATCTCCACCGTGTTCGAAACCGATGGCGGGGCTCCCATTACCTGGGTGACCACTGATGGCACTGCGGATGAAGGCGTCATGATCGGTGAAACCGAAGAGGGTGGCGACAAGGACATGGATTTTGGCCAGGTTGCCATCGGTGCCAAGAAGATGACCTCCAAGACCATCAAGATCAGTGACGAGTTGCTGCAAGATAGCGGCGTGGATGTCATTGGCCTGATTGCCCGCCGCATCGGATCTCGCCTCGGCCGAGGTGAAGCCAAGCAACTGCTGAACGGCGACGGCCAGGGCAACAACATCAAGGGTCTGACCATGCAGCTGACCGGTGGTGTGACTTCTGCGGTGGCGGGTTCCATTACCCACGGTGATCTGCTCAAGCTCAAACATTCGGTGGATCCGGCCTATCGTGCAGGCAACACCCGCTGGGTGTTCAACGACAAAACCCTGCTCGGCTTCAAGGAACTCAAGGACGGTAATGGCCGCCCGCTGTGGCTGCCGGATGTGGCCGGTGTTGCCCCGGCGACCATTGACGGCGATCAGTACCAGATCGACCAGGGTATGCCGGATGTGGCTGCTGGTAAGAAAGCGGTGCTCTATGGCGATTTCAGCTACTTCCAGATCCGCCGCGTCAAAGGGATGGCCCTGCGCCGTCTGGACGAGAAGTATGCCGAGGCCGGTCTGGTTGGCTTCCTGATGTTCCACCGCTTCGATGCGCTGTTGGAAGATACCGCAGCCGTCAAGGCGCTGACCCTCAAGGCTGCTTAATCAACCACGCTGGGGGCCATGCCCCCGGCTGGATGGAGAGAACCCATGCACGTAATTTTGCTCACCGCGCTGTGCGGTGAAAAGCGGGGCAACGTAGGCGATAAACTGCCGGTGGCCAGCCAGGAAGAGGCGGACGAGTTGGTCCGGCTCGGGATCGCTCGTTATGATACCGAGGCCGAACTCAAACGCCAGTTGGCCGAGCTTCAGGCCCGCGAGCAACAGCGGCAAGAAGCTGATGCCCTGGCGGCGGCACAAGCCCTGGCCGCAGAGGGTGAAGCCGCCGAAGAGGCAGAACGGAAGGCCGCCGAAGAGGCAGAGCAGAAGGCGGCCAAGCAGGTAAAGGCGAAAGCTGACAAGGCGTAATCAGATGGCACTGCTCAACATCAGTCTGTTGAAAAAACAGCTTCGCCTCGATGCAGGCATGAGTGATGAAGACGAGCTGCTGGAGCTGTATCTGGGGGCTGCCGAAGTGGCGGCCTCCAACTACATGGGGCGCACGCTCTACGCCAGCGATGATGACATCCCCGATACCGATCACTATGGCATCAGCGTAAAGAACCCGGCCGTTACTCTGGCGATCCTGATGTCGGCGGCGCAGTTCTACGAGAACCGCGAGCCCATCATCACAGGCGCTATCGTGGCCGAGCTGCCGCTGGCCTATTCCCATGCGATTGGCCCATACCGGATCTTGTTCCCCGAGCTGTCACCGGATCCGTGATGGCTGGATCAGGGGCCTGATCGGATATACCCTACGGGGATTGATACGGGAGGGACAATGGCGCTTATCGAGTGTGGCGAATGTACCGGCAAGGTGTCTGACAAGGCGGCCAGTTGCCCGCATTGTGGGTCGCCGGTCATGCAGTTGGCTGATGTGGTGGACACCGGTGATCGGCTGACGACCACGCAGCAGACATCCAAGCAGCTTAAGGAGCAGGTGCTGTGGGCTTATCTGTTGATGGCCATGGGCTTGGCAATGACAGTTTTTACACCGCTTTGGCTCAATGCCAAGGGGAGTGACTGGACACTTTCAAGTCTGGGGTATGGTGGGGCTGTGCTGCTGCTCGGTGTGGCGTGGCAGATAGTCAACAAGGTTAGGATATGGTGGCACCACAGTTGACCGGTCACCAAAACAAACCCCGCTTCGGCGGGGTTTTTTATTGGAGGTGTCTATGGCAGCCGGTGAGTACCGAGATCAGATCCGCATTCTGACCAAGGTGTCAGGGCAAGATGCGGCTGGCCAGCCGCTGGCGCAGTGGCAAGAGTCGAGTCCTATCTGGGCAGATGTCCGGATGATTGGTGGCCGTGAGCAGTTGAGGGCTGGCAAAGAGGTCGCTGCAGGACAGTACACCATCAAGCTGAGATACCGCTCCGGCGTGACCGCCGCCAACCGGGTTTTCCTGGTGCGCGATGATCTCGCCGTCAATATCAAACTGGTTCAGCCAGATGCCAAGCGCAGCACGCTGATCCTCTTCTGTGAGGTTGACCAATGATCAGCACCATCGACCTGGACGGGTTTTCTGATCTGGAGCAGCAGCTGGCGTCCCTCGATCTGGTCACCCAGAAGAAGGTCTTGCGTGAGGTGATGCGAGAATCAGCCCAGCCGGTGCTGGCCCGTACTCGGTCCCTCTATGAGCAGAAGTGGAGCCACGACACCGGCCTGTTGGGTGAGTCCATCAAGCTGCGCGTCTCCATTCCCAGAAACCCCCGGTTTGCTGATGTCGTTGCCTCTGTCGGTGTGTTCAAGTCCTACAAGGTACAACAGGCGGCAGGTAAATACGTGGAGGCGCCGGTCTATGCGTACTGGCTGGAGCATGGCACCCGCGAGCACAGTCTTGCCAGTGGGGCCAGCCTCAAAAGCCACAAGGATACCGAGCGCGCCAACAAGCGGGCACATCTGCGCCGCAGTCGCCCTGGGCAAGAGAGCTTGATCCACCCCGGCATCCCTGCTGGCCCATTCTTGCGCCCCGGTCTCGATGAGAACGTGGAGAAGGTGCTGGACGTGCAGAAAGATCACCTTGGCGCAGCCATCGACAAGGCAATCAGATGATAAAGCGAGCCGCTATTTTTGAGCTGATAAAGGCCGCCAGCCAGGTGCCTGTATATCCCGACTTCATCCCGCAAGAAGTGTCTATTCCTGCAATCGCCTACAGCCTGGTCAGCTCTCCTGACGGCCTGCGACCACTTGAGGGTGGAGTGAGTCTCCAACAGCATTTTTGGCAGTTGGAGATATTGGCCGCCACTCGCCTGGAGGGGGATGCCATCGGCGAGCGTCTGCGCCAGCTTGATGGCAGGCAAACAGACGACTTCCAATACATCGCTGTGTCCGAGCCGCGAGACTCACCCAGTTCGCTGGACACGACAACCAAGCAATCCATCGTCGAAATTCAAACCACCAACAGAAGGAACCGCGCATGACTGCCGCAACCCGCTTTCAGTACACCCCCCAGGATGCCGTGCTGGCCGCTGGGACTCAGACAAAGTTCAAGACCAAGGACGATGCCGATTTCACCCCCCTTCCTGGGATGCTTGCCATTGGCCAAGTCGGCGAGAAAAACCCCGTGCTGGACCAAACTACGCTGGAAGACACGGCCAAGCGCTCCATGGCAGGGATGTTCGATGGCCCCGAGAAAGAGTTCAAGTGCATGTCTTACCCGACCGATGCGGGCCAGCAGTTGTTTATTGCGGCGGCTCAGGCCACCAAGACAGTCATCGTTCAACATATTTGGCCGGACAATGTGACGGCGGAATACGAGGTGGTGTTGCTGGGTTATTTGCGCAATGAAACCCAGGGTGACAAGGCCATTGATTTCGTGGTGCCGTGCAAACAGAACGGCAAGACCAAGTGGGGCAAGGTGGGGGTAGGTGCATAATGGCCGCAAAGAAAAAACCATCGGTGACAGCGGCGCTGTTGCTCAACAAGTTATCGCTTCGTCAGGAACGCGTGCCTGTTCCAGAGCTGGGCGAAGAAGCCGAAATCATCGTGCGTGAAATGTCGGTGTCCAAGCTGCTGGAGTACCAGATCACCAACTTCAACCAGGTAACTGGCCAGCCGCTGGCAGATAACCCATACCAATGGATGATGTCGCTGCTGGTCTGCTGCATGGTGGACGAAGATGGCAACCCGATCGCTACCCAAGAACAGGTGCCAGCCTTGCTGGAAAGCCTGCCTCTGTCGGTACTCGACCGACTGGTGCCGGTAGCGAAGCGCCTCAACCGGATGGACGAGCTGGCGCTGGCCGCTGAAAAAAACGATAAGGGTCAGCCAGACCAAGCAGCTGGTGATCAGGTTAGCGATCGATCTGCATAAGACGATTACCGAAATCGAGGCGCTGCCCGTTTCGGAACTGACCACCTGGCTGGCCCATTACTCGCTCGAATATGAGCGCCTGCACCCTCCCCTCCCTGATCCAGAAAAAATCACCCCGGAAGAGTCTCAGTTGTCGCTGAGAGCCGTCCTGCTTTAACCACATCAGAGGATAACCTATGGCCGTATTGCGCAGCCTGGTCACTACGCTCGGCCTGAATGCGGCCCAGTTCCGGGAGGAGCTGGCCCGTTCCAGCAAAGACTTCACCACCTTTGGTGGTCATGTCGTCAACACCGGAAAAGTGGTGGCCGGAGGTGTTCGGACGCTGGTCACCGAGGTGTTTTCACTGCGCAGCGCCCTGATCGCCCTGGGCTCAGGCGCGGCGCTCGCCGGTATCAAGGCGGCGTATGACAGCATTGACAAGACGGCCAACCTTGGCCGAAACATAGGCATTGCCGCACAGCAGTGGCACGCCTACGCCCAGGCAGCGGAATGGGCTGGCACCAACGGGGAGCGCCTGTCGGATGTCGTCAAGGACTTGAACGTTCGGATCTCCGATGCGGCCAAGACCGGCGGCGGGCCCTTGGTGGACTTCTTCAAGCAGATTGGACAGTCGGCCCAGGACTGGGCGGCAATGTCGCCCGATCAGCAACTGCGCTCCTTCTCCGCCGAGCTGCAAAAGATGAGCGCAGCCGATGCCCGTTTTTGGCTCGATGAGCTGAATGATGCAGCGGCAGAGCTGTTCGATACCCTCTACACCAACAAAGGCGAGCTGTTCCGTTTTGCCGACGAGATCGACGGCATGGGCATGGCGTTATCCGGCGGCCAGTTCGCTGCCGTGCGTGAAGCCCGTCTCGAGATCCAGCGCCTGATGTCCGTCATGGGAGCGCTGTGGGAGCAGGTCAAGGCCAGCATGGCCCCAGCCATCTCCGAAGGCTCGCGCCTGATGCGTCAGTGGATTGTCGATGCTGCCGATGCCAAAGGCGGTTTCGCTGAGCTTGGCAAGGGGATGGCGCTCTATGTGATCGAAGGGGTGCGGTCTGCCTCTCTCGCTCTGGAGCAGTTCATCCGAACCATCGACACCACGCTTGAGAAAGCTTCCCTGGTATTTAACATCGGCGCCGACCAGGAAACCCGAAACGGCTACCTGAAAGCTGCTGCCGCCTACTCTGCTGCCCGAATGGATTACAACGAGGCGCTGAGAGATTACCAGGATGCGGGCGAGCCTGATGCCATGCTAGGGCAGCTCGATGCGCTGGGAACCGCTATGCAGCTCGCCAAAGGCGATATGGAAGCGTTCTTGTCCCAGTCCAGCGCTGACGGCTGGGCCTCATATTTCCAGAACTTGGACACCCTGAAAAAGTCTATCCAGTCCGCCGTGACCAGTGGCGGTGATAGCCTGCCTCCTTTGCCTGCCCCTGGTGGGGAGGGGCGCGGCGTAGCCGTGATCCCCGGTGCCATGAAAGCGCCGAAAGCCCCGAAGAAGCCCAAAGCCGTCAACTATGCGGCGGTGGATTCATTCAGGGTTGAAAACAAGGCCATTGCCGCCGAGCTGGACAAGCGTCAGCAACTGCTGGCCAACAGCAACCAAGCGATGGAAGGGATCGACAGGGATTTCTACGACGCCCGCAACGTGGCCCGTATCGAGCAGTATGGTGCCTCTGTCATCGAGGAGCAGAGCCGTTGGCAACAAGCCCAGCAGCGCCTGCAGCAGCAGTATTCGCAAGCCTATGATGCGGCGTCCGCTAACCACGACCTGCAATTCCAGCTCCAGATGGAGTACCACGCAAGCCGGGAAATGCTGGAGCAGGATCACCAGTCCCGCTTGCTGCAGATCGAAAACGACCGGGTCAACAAACAGCGGGAATACCAGTCGGCAGTATCTGCCGAGCTGCTGAGTTTTACCCAGCAGTCCATGAGCATTACCACCTCTGCCTTGCAGCAGGCTGGCATGGAGCACAGCGGCATCTATAAAGCCCTGTTTGCCATGCAAAAGGCTGCCGCCATCCCCTCCATCATCGTGTCAACGGAAGAGGCCGCCGCCAAGGCATTGGCCGCCTTCCCGCCTCCTTACTCCATTGGTCTGTCCAACAGCGTCAGGATGATGGGCTATGCGTCGGCGGGCATGGTGGCCGGTCAGGCGATTGCCGGTTTGTTTGATAAGGGCGGGCACATTCCGGCCAACCAGTTCGGCATTGTGTCAGAGCTGGGGGATGAGTTTGTGAATGGCACCTTGATAAAAGGCCCCGCCAATGTGACCAGTCGCCGCGACTCGGAAGCGATTCTGGCGCGGGCAGCGGGCAAGGGCGGTGATGGTAGTGACGGGGTCACCATTATCCAGCATATCGCTGTATCAGGTGCGGGGGATGCTGCTCTATCCGCCGCGATGGAGCAGGCGGCCCGGCGCGGTGCCCAGCAGGGAGCCCAGCAGGGTTACCAGATGGTGGTGCAGGATGTGGCGGGCCGTGGCCAGATCCGGCGAATGCTCAATGTGTGAGGTGCTTAATTGGCAGATGTAATCGATTGGCCTACGGACATCATCCCCAACGAAATGTCGATAGGGCTGGAGGGACTGACCAGAGACTTTGAATCCATGTCTGGGTCAACCCAGACCTTGGCAATACCTGGTGCCAAGGTAACCGCCCAATTGACGTTCAGAAACCTGCCTGCGCCGGTGGCAAAGCGGTTGAAGGCGCTCGTTTTCTCACTGGAGGGGACATCCGGCAGGGTCAGGATATGGGATTTTTCATCCCAACTGGTTGGCAATCCGCAGCCCGTGCTTGGTCATCCTGTTGTGACTGAAGCTATCTCAATGAAAAAGCAGTTCACATCCCGAGGGTGGACACCCAGCAGGCGGGTGTTAAGCCTTGGTGATTGGGTGCAGGTTGGTGATGAATTGAAAATGGTGCTGGCTGATGTCTATTCGGATGCAGCTGGTACAGCGCTTGTGCGTATCTCTCCGATGGTTCGTCAAAACTACCCGTCAGGCACCCCGCTGGTTGTCGCTCGGCCTTGTGGCGTATTCAAGCTACAGGACAACAAGCAAGGGGTATTCCACCATTCCCCTGGTGTGTTTACGGATGTCACCCTGTCCCTGATTGAGGCGTTTTACCCATGATCATGACCGGCCTTGATCCCGCCATTGTTGCCGCATTGAACCGGCCCAATGTGACGGCGTTCTATGCCACCAAGATAGATCTCCCGAGCGGCATAACCCGTCTGCACACCGGTCTTGGGGAGGCCGTGATCGGGGGTGAGGTCTATTACGGCATAGGTGCCATGGGGCAGATCAGCCCCCAGAAAGAACAGCTCACTACATCCCCGACGCAACTCAACATGACCCTGACCGGGCTCGATAACTCCCTGTTGGCGGAGGTTATGAAAGAGCGCCTGGTTGGGCGGCTGGCCTGGTTGTACCTGGTTGTGCTGGACGACACCGGATCCTTGGTGGCGGCGGCTTTGCAGTATAAGGGCCGGATCGCGTCAACGCCGGTGAAGGTGGGCAGAACCAACACGGTGCAACTGACGATTTCCAACATCTTCGAGGATTGGAAAAAGGGGCTCTCCATGCGCTGCACCGATGAAAGTCACCGTCGTCTCTTCCCTAACGATGCATTTTTCAGGCTCCAGACCTGGATGGCCAACTGCACCATCTTCTGGGGCTCCGCGAAAGATGGGCCTGACTCGACCTATAAGGATTGACCATGCGCTATCAAGACTGGCAGCAGCGGATCATTGCTGCTATCGAGGCCGCCTCCGGGCGGCCTTTTCTTTGGGGCTCGGCTGACTGTTGTTTGTTTGTCGCCGATTGCTGTGTCGCGGCTTGTGGCAAAGACCCTGCCGCCGATTACCGCAACCGCTACACCACGGAGGTTGGCGCCAAGCGGGTGCTGGCAAAGTTGCACGGCTCCATCCCTGCTGTGCTGGATGCCCACTTTGAACGGGTGATCCCTGAAATGGCCCAGCGCGGGGATGCCGTGGTTTTCGAAAGTGATCTTGGCCAGACGGCTGGCGTGATGTGGGCCGGTCAAGTGTGGGCCATGACGGATCAGGGGGCCGCCCCTGTGCCTGGTGTTGTTCCCCTGATAGCCTGGAGAGTCGAGTAAATGCCACCTGTCATTGTTCCTGTGTTGGTGGGGGTGGCGGCTGGCTCCGGCGCGTTCTTTGCTGCCGGTGTTGCGCTGACTACCGCCTACGCCATCGGAGCCATGGCCTCCATGGCTGCCTTGATGCTGACCACCAAGACCCCCTCCTTTTCTGATTTTCGTGGGGCCAGTGAGCGAAGCCAAGTGCTGCGAGCGGCCTCCTCTTCCAAGGTGGCCGTCTATGGTCGCGTGATCTCGTCTGGCCTGCTCTCCAATGCCAAGGAGCAGGTGGGGGATCAGACTGATGGGGAGCTGATTTATCTGGCCCTCACCATCGCGGGGCACAAGATAAGCCGGGTGGGCCGTCTCTGGCTGGGTGATGACCTGATCGAGACGTTCGGTGATCTGGCCAGCTACGAGCTGCACAATGATCGCCAGACTTGTGACCCCTACATGTTGGCGAACTGCCCAAACTGGCGAGAGGACATGATTGGGCAAGGGATCGCCTGGGTGCGTCTGACGCTCAAGTTCAACGCCGAGAAGTTCCCTTCCGGCCTGCCGAATATCAAGATGGAGAAGTTTGGCGCAGAGGTATGGGATCCCCGCGATGGCCAGGTCAAGTTTACCGACAATGCCGCCCTGGTCATTTTGGACTATTACCGCCGCTGGTTGGGGGTGCCGGATGATGAGCTGCGGCTCAATGAGTTCATTGTTGCCGCCAATATCTGCGACGAGCTGATCACCCTGAAGGACGGCACCAAAGAAAAGCGCTATGCGATCAACGGTGAGTTCGACCTGAGTGAGGCTCCCGCCAAGATCCTGGAAGACATGCACATGTCCTGCGCGGGTCAACCGACCTATGTCAGCGGCATGCACGGCATTGTCGTCGGAGCCTACTATGGCCCCGCAAGTGAGGACTTGTTTGATCATCAGTTGCAAGGTGACATTGATCTGTTGCCAGAGCCTCCGGCCAGCGATCGCATCAACACCGTGGTGGGAACTTTCATTGACGGAGAGACGTTCCAGAAGATGGACTTCCCCGCCGTCAAGGTGGCCCAGTGGGTTGAGGAAGATGATGGCCAGGAGCTGACAGAAGATCTGGATTTCCGTTTTGTCACCTCCCCCTGGCAGGCGCAGCGCCTAGCTAATATATTGCTGCGCCAGCGCCGGACCTCCCGCACCATCACCTGTTCGGTCAATCTGTCAGGCTGGCAGTACCGCCCGGGCTCTTACCTTCGCCTCTACATTCCCGCCCTGGGGATCAACGGGGTAGAGTTCAGAGTGGTTGATTGGTCATTCGATCTGATGGATGGCGTCCAGCTCACCTTGCGCGAGGAGTCGGCCGCAGTATGGGCTGATGCTGTCGGTGAGCCAATGACTCGCCCCGACATTACCGATCTGCCAGTAGGCGGCATGGCCATGCCGGACCAGCTCCGCTACGAAGTAGAAACCGTGGGGGAAATCATTCAGGGGGTGCTGTCCTGGCGCAACGTCGGCACCATTGCGTACAACCAGGTGATCATCCAGCGGCTGACACCCGGCAAGCAGCCGGTCACTGTCATGACGGCGCAAAGCCCTGGGCAATCTTGCCGAGTCAACGGCCTGCCGGCGGGTAACTATGTGGCGATGGTGCGGGCGGTGGCCTTGACCGGCGCCCACTCCCCGCTCGCATCCGTCTCGTTCACCATAGAAGTGCCTGCTATCCCCGTGGGGGTCGAGGTTGAGGCAGGCAACTGGTCCCTGGCATTCCGCCCGGTGTTCACCGGTGGCCAGTCCTACGGCACCCTATGCGAATGGTGGTGGAGCAAAGTTCAGCTGCCCCTGGCCGAGGTGCAGACCAAAGCAACCAATGCAGGCTTGGGTGCGTTCATGACGTTTCAAGGGTTGCAGCCAGACACCACCTATTACGTGTGGTTGCGGGCCGTCAACGCCTACGGCAAATCTGGTCTGTTTGCGGCCAGCGGGAAAACCTCCTACGACGCCGCCTCCATCCTGGATGTGCTGGACGGGGAAATCGGCGCCGAGCACCTGCGCGAAGAGCTGCGCAATCCTATCGAGTTGATCCCTGGCATCAGCGAGGAGCTGACTGATCTCGGGGGGGTGGTAGCGGATATCAGGCCCATCGTTGACAGGGTGCCGGTGCTCAGCCATGAGCTAGCTGAGCTGGATGCCACCCTGGTTGATCTCGACCAAGTGGTGGGGGAGATCAAACCCATTGCCGAGCGGGTGCCTGAGATCAGCCACGAGCTGACCAACTTGGGTGGCGCCTTGTCGGCGCTGGATGACCGTTCTAAACAGGCAGAGGCGTTGCTGCGGGATGAGCAACTCAACCTGGGCTCGATGGGCATAGATAACGTCCTGCAGCAGGACAAGCTGCACAGCAAGCTGGACCGGGTGCAGGCGGAGATGGGGGATTTGCGCGATGCGATCTTCACCGTCAATCCGGGCACTGGTGAGATCGAGATGGATGCGGTGAGGGCGCTGCGGGACGAAACTCACGCCAGCTTTACCGAAGTCAATCAGAAGCTGGATGCCGCCAGCGGCACCATCGCCACCAAGGCAGATCATGCCGTGGTGGATGCCCAATGGCAGCGGCTGACCGAGGCGGAACAGTTGCTGGACGGCGTCAATGCCAAGTTGACTCAGACGGTCACCAAATCGGAGTTTGCTGGCGAGCAACAGCGGCTGACCCTCGTCAGCAGCGAGTTGGATGCAGTAAAGGGTTCGTTGGACCAGGCCGTGACCAAGGAGGAGTTTTCCGACGAGCAGCAGCGCCTGACCAGCGTCAGCAACTCGCTCGATGCGACCAAGGGAGAGCTGGCGCAGAAAGCCGCGCAGTCTACCGTGACCGCTCAAGGGGAACGGCTTGCCGTTGCTGAACAGCGGATCACCGCCAACAGCGATGCCAACTCGGCCATGGCCGCCCAGGTGTCTGGCCTCAAGGCCCAGTTGGAGCAGGACGATAAAACCTTGCAGGCCAACATCACCGATGTGGCCAGGGTCAGTGCGGACGCAGACCAGGTGCTGGCGCTGCGAGTCAGCGGGGTCGAGACCAGAACCGACACCGCAGAAGGGAAGATCCGAGTGTTGGAGGAGGTGGTCGAGGATGCTGGCGGGATCACCGCCGGCCGTTTTGACGAGATCGCCGCAGCCCTGGATCTGGCGGCTCGGGCCGCCGATCAGGCCGCCGAAGCGGGCGTCGCCAATGCCCTCGCCGGCGAGCAAGGGGAGCAGCGTCATCGCCAGGCTGAGGCGTCTATCCGCCACGACCAAAAGGTGCAGCTTGACCTGCACCAGGCCTTGGCCCGCGAGGTGACCGAGCTCGATGCTCGCTTTGAAGGAGAGAAGGCCGCTACCGCTGCCAACTTCACCGAAGTGAGGGAAGTGGTTGCCGGGGTAGAGCAGTCCGCCGTCCAGCAGATCAGCCAGCTCAAGGCCGATTACCAGGCGGGAGATCGCCAGACCAATGCCGCCCTGGAGGAGCGCAGCAAGACCCTGAGTGATGCTGACAAGGCGCTGAGCGAGCGGGTTACCCAGCTGCAGGCTACCCTGGAGCAAGATGGTCAAACGCTCAATGCGGCCATTCTGGAGACCCAACGCACCCAGGCGCAGGGCGATCAGGCCCTGGCCGAGCAGATAGGCCAGCTCCAGACCGCCTCCGGCGAGCAGTCGGCCAGCCTGACCAACCTGGCCCAGGTGGTCAGTGACGGCCAGCAGGCCACCGGCCAAGCCCTGCAACAGCTCAACACCAAAACCGATCAGACCAATGCCAGCGTGGGTAGCCTCTCCGAGGCCGTTTCCGAGCAGGGTAAGGCGATGGCCGGCAAGCAGGATGACTTGGCGGCAGAGGTCGATCTGGCTGCCCTGGCCAGTCTCGGCAACACCCTGGCGGATGAAGAGGGCGAAACTCGCAACCGCAAGGCGCGCGCCAAGATCACCCAACGCCAGGAGGCGCAGGCGAACGAGCACCAGGCACTGGCCCGAGAGGTGACCCAGTTCCGGGCGGAGTTCGCTGGCGCCGCGGCGGATACCGCTGCCGAGCTGACGGAGGTGAGGGAAGTGATCGCCGGGGTGGAGCAGTCGACCGCCCAGCAGATCACCCAACTCAAGACCGAGTACCAGGAGGGGGACCGCCAGACCAACGCGGCACTGCAGCAGACCAGCAAGACTCTGAGCGATGCTGACAAGGCGCTGAGCGAGCGGGTCACCAATCTGCAGGCCACCCTGGAGCAGGATGATCAAACGCTCAACGCTGCCATTCTGGAGACCCAACGCACCCAAACGCAGGGAGATCAGACGCTGGCTGAGCAGATCAGCCAACTCAGGACTGAGTACCAGGAGGCAGACAGTCAAACCACCGCAGCCCTGCAGCAGACTAGCAAGACCCTGAGCGATGCAGACAAGGCGCTCAGCGAGCGGGTTACCCAGCTGCAGGCCACCCTGGCGCAGGATGATCAAACACTCAATGCGGCCATTCTGGAGACCCAGCGCACCCAGGCGCAGGGCGATCAGGCCCTGGCCGAGCAGATAGGCCAGCTCCAGACCGCCTCCGGCGAGCAGTCTTCCAGCCTGACCAACCTGGCCCAGGTGGTCAGTGACGGCCAGCAGGCCACCGGTCAAGCCCTGCAGCAGCTCAACACCAAAACCGATCAGACCAATGCCAGCGTGGGTGGCCTCTCCGAGGCCGTTTCCGAGCAGGGTAAGGCGCTGGCCGGCAAGCAGGACGAGCTGGCAGCAGAGGTCGATCTGGCAGCCCTGGCCGGTCTCGGCAACACCCTGGCGGATGAAGAGGGCGAAACCCGCAACCGCAAGGCGCGCGCCCAGATCACCCAACGCCAGGAGGCGCAGGCGAACGATCACCAGGCACTGGCCCGAGAGGTGACCCAGTTCCGGGCAGAGTTCGCTGGCGCCGCGGCGGATACCGCTGCCGAGCTGACGGAGGTGAGGGAAGTGATCGCCGGGGTGGAGCAGTCGACCGCCCAGCAGATCACCCAACTCAAGACCGAGTACCAGGAGGGAGATCGCCAGACCAACGCGGCCCTGCAGCAGACCAGCAAGACCCTGAGCGATGCAGACCTTGCCATGGGGCAACGAGTCGACACTGTGCAGGCGCAGGTGACGCAGCAGGGGCAGACCCTGTCCTCTGCGGTGCAGTCAGAACAGCAGGCCCGAACTGATGCTGATAGTGCTCTTGGCCTGCGAGTGGATACGGTGCAGGCGCAGGTTACGCAGCAGGGGCAGACCCTGTCCTCTGCGGTGCAGTCAGAGCAGCAAGCTCGCACTGATGCTGATCGTGCTCTCGGCCAGCGGGTAGACACGGTGCAGGCCCAGGTGACGCAGCAGGGACAGACCCTGAGCGCCGCCGTGCAGACCGTGGCAGAAGCGCAAGCTGACACCGCCGGCAAGGTGTCGGCGGGCTGGTACACCAAGGCGCAGGTAAACGGCGAGGGCGGGGGCTTTGGCCTCTCTGTCACGCTCAACGCTGACGGCTCGGTGTTGAGCTCGTTCGTGATCGACGCAGATGTGTTTGCCGTGCTCTCTCGTGCCGCGGGGGTCACCTCCAAGCGCAATCCATTCGTCGTCAAAAACGGCACCGTCTACATGAACCACGCCATGATGGACACGGCCGAGATCGGCAACGTGATCGCCAAGTACATCAATGTGCAGCACCTGAAAGGCTCCCTCATCGAGGGTGGCTCTTTCCGTGGGGGGGATCTCTGGCTGGGGGAAAACGCCACCGGCCAGTTCGGAGCCTATGGTAAGAAGTGGAATGCAGGGATCGATTCCATGGGGCGCATCTACGGCAGTGATGTCTATTTTTCCAATGGGACGTTCCAGGGCAATGTGCTGGCCAACTCCGGCACGATGAACAACGTCACCATTCGTGAGAACTGCTTGATACTGGGGAAACTTAGAGCTGAGCAAGTGGAGGGAGGCTTTTATGTAAAACGGATATACGGCGGCACATCTCTACCTGACAACACCGATTCATCGTGGCGCACGGCGGCCACTATTCGCGTCAGCAATGGGATGGGGGTAAGCCGTGTCATCGAAATATCGGCGTCAGCTGGTCACTATGAGGTGTTGTGCAAAGTGGAGAGCTCAGGCAGCTCATCGCTCACCAGGACGGCCACTGGGCACTATGAGGTGAGGATAATAAGGGATGGGGCCACCGTTGAGCATATTGCGCCGTTTTCCATTTCTGTATCGGCCACATCTAATCCCAGCTCAGGCCCACGTGAAGAGCGAGCTAGAGGCGGTATTGGAGTATCAAAAACCGCGCTTGTACCTGGCGATGGTAATCCGCACACCTACGCAGTCCAGTTCAGATTTGTCAGGATGGGGGGTGATGGTGCCAGCGGCAGTTATGCCATTGCTGGGTGTGATGGCAACGACATGACGACTGCGCAACTTTATATATCAAGCCCCGATCTCTCTTAACCATAACAACCCGGCCCTGTGCCGGGTTTTCTTTTCAAGGAACTTTGCAATGGCAGGACTTTGGCAGCGCACCGGCAACGTGACGGTGACGAATGGCAGCAAGACCATCACCGGTTTTGGCACCAAGTGGAAAACCGGCACCCTCCCGATCCAGAAGGGGCACACCTTCTATGGCCCGGACAACGCGGCCTATGAGGTCGATACCGTGGTCAGCGACACCGAGATCCTATTGGTGGATACCTATCGCGGCGGCACCATGGCCAATCAGCCGTACCGGATCGACATCACCCGCACCTCGACCATCAGCCAGTTTGCCGCCGACCTGGCCTCCCTGGTGGCCAAATACCGCAGCTGGTTTGACGGCATGATGACCTGGCTGACCGGTTCGGGGGATGTCGCCATCCTCAACCCGGACACTGGCGCCAACGTCACCATCCCCAGTTGGAAGAAGGTGACCAGCGAGGGCGAGGGCCAGGCGGCCCGCGCCAAGGTCGAGGCAGATCGATCCAAGGCCGAAGCGGATCGCTCTGGCACAGAGGCCGACCGGGCAGCGGGGATTGTGGCGCTGGCCGCGCTTCCGCTGCCTGATGTGTGGGCGCCGCTCTCTGACAGTCTGCGGATGATCACCGGCTATGGGCGGGATGTTCTGGTCGGGTCGGATGTGGTGGCCAGGATGGTAAATTTCAGCCGCAGCACCACAGCGACCTACATCGGCAAGGATGGCTTGCTTAAAACAGCCGCCGCGAATGAGCCGCGCTTTGAGAAAGAGGGGCTGTTGCTGGAGGGGCAGAGCGTCAATTTAATCACATCATCAAACTCTTTACCGCTGGGTAAGCTTGGCGCTGGAGTATCCCCAGTAGCAACAGCAGGCCAGCTAGACCCAATGGGCGGCACGTCGGCAGTAAAGGTTACGCTATCAAGGACAGCGCCTGGCCCATCAAACAGATCGTTTATTGGTTCTGGTGGTTACCCTACTGCGGTATTCGATATAACAGCAGTTAATACGATGTCAGTTTGGCTAAGGGCTATATCACCAACCCCTGTGACGCTACAAATGAGAATAGCTGGCGTCTCATCAATCATCACCGTCACATCAGAGTGGAAGCGCTTCTCCTTAACCAGGCCCGCCAACCATGGTAACCAGGTTGACGGAACAGTCTATTTTGCGTGCCTGCAAGATGATTCGTTATTGAGCGCCGACATTGTTTACTTTGGCGGCCAACTTGAGCAACTCCCGTTCGCCAGCTCCTACATCCCGACAGCTGGCGCGGCAGTAACTCGGGCGGCCGATATCGTCACCATTCCATGGGAAAGGAACATCAATCCCGCTACAGTCACTGTCGCACTGAACTATGACTTGACTGGACTTACCCTACTACAGCGCATTATCGAATATGCGTCTGCGGTAAATCCGAGATATTTAGTGCAGATGTCGGCGGCAGGCTTTATGGAGTCGTTCGCTGGCGCATCCGCTGTAGCCGTGCCGTCCGCGCCGTATGGTGCAGGGTCAACAATGGTGGCAGCAACATCAAGAACCCGACACGCATTTAAATTGTCAGGCAAGGCGATTTTATCTTCAACCACTGATGGGCCCGCTCAAGCGACAACTGTCGTGTCGATCGGTTCCGGTATTAGTGGGGGTGCCCCCATTTACGGCCACGTTCGCAATCTCCGTATCTGGCACAGAACCCTCACCGACGATCAAATCAAGGCGGTAGTATGACCTTTATCGACCTCAACCTGAAGGCGGCCGATAAGGCCGCCATGACCAAGGCCCTGCAGGCCGCTGGCTTCGTCAAAGACAGCGAAACTGGCACCCTCTATCACCCTGCCGCCTCGCTGCAACTGCTGCCGCCCGGCACGGTCACTCGCCCCACTGGCGCGATGCAGACCGTCGATGGTATCGAGCTGGAGGTGCGTGAGCCCGTGCCCGGCTATCACGCCAACGTGCGCACCACCGACGCCGCCCTGGCCGCCGCCCTGGCGCCGGTGACGGTCGTTGTTGAAACTCCGCAATACGTCTGGGCATAGGGGACACCATGATCGTTCGTCTTGAGCCGATTACGGCTATCGTCGCCGCCGTGCTGTTGGGCTGGGCGTGGAATACCGCCACGGCCCCCGGCCCTGTCTGTCAGGTGCAGGAGCAGCACCAGGGTAAAACCGTCCTGGTGCCGCGCCCCTGTGCCGATGTGCTGCCAAAGTAA